ATTGCAAAAATTCAGATGGAAAATAAGGAAGCGTCATGACGGATAAAGCAGAAGACGCGCAGATGGAAGCGCTCAAGAGGCTCCGAGAAGCATTCCCTCCGAATCAGGTGAGCATGCTTCCCAAGCCAACCAAGTCCCAGACAGATGAAGTCAAAAGGAATTTCAAATCAGGCGTTCGGTGCGACATTTGCGGCGGGTGGCACCACCCGAAAGTGGTTCATCTGGCATACGTGGGTCATGCGGCACTAACTGACAGGTTTCTTGACGTTGACCCGTTTTGGAGCTGGGAGCCGCTGGCCACTGACGAGAACGGACTACCGGCCATTGACCGCGATGGCGGCTTGTGGATTCGGTTGACCGTGGCAGGCATGACCCGGATTGGATACGGAGACGCACCCGGAAAGATGGACGGGGATGCGATGAAAGAGCGCATTGGCGACGCATTGAGAAACGCAGGTATGCGGTTTGGCTGCGCACTTGACCTCTGGCACAAAGGTGATCTTCATGCGCATGAGGTGGCTCAGGTTGCGGCTGACGTTACTGAGAGCACGGAGCCTGCCGCACCCGAATTGCCAGAGTACCCCCAATCACGCCTTGAGAAGAAGCTGCCAGAGTTCCGCGAAAGCCTGAAAGGCGACGCGACACCGGAGGACATTATCGGCTTCCTCGAAACCAAATACACCCTGACTGACGAGCAGCGCCAGCAGATCCGCAACCTGGCTATAGAAGGAGCAGAAGCATGAAATTCAACCTTGGCAAAATCGTAAATGTTCCGCAGGGCTCTGACCTTTGGCACGAGCTCCGCGCCAAGCGCCTGACAGCCAGCGAAGCGCCAGCGGCAGCCGGCAAGTCGAACTACCAAACTCGTAACGGCCTGCTTGACCAGAAAGCCACCGGCCTTGTGCCGGAGGTGAGCAGCCATCAGCAGCGCATCTATGATGACGGCCATCGGGCAGAAGCAGGCGCAAGGCCGCACGCTGAAAACTTAACCGACGATGAGCTGTATCCGGTTGTGCTGGACGACGAGGAAGGCGGCTTTCTGGCCTCTATGGACGGACTGACCATGGATCGAAAGATTGGCTTTGAGCACAAGCTGTTTTCCGAGTCGTTGGCCAAGCAGATTGATTCCGGCGAACTGGAAGAACACTACATGCTCCAACTGGATCAGCAGTTCGCTCTGTCCGGTGCCGAGAAGATCCTATTTGTTGCCTCTAACGGCACTGAAGAAGCGTTCAAATACCTGTGGGTTGAGCGTGACGAATCCCGATTCCAGCCTTTGCTGTCCGCTTGGGAGCAGTTCGATAAAGACCTGGCCGATCACAAGCCCGCCGAAACTGAGCAGCCAAAGGCCGAAGGCAAAGCGCCTGACGCCCTCCCTGCCCTGTCCGTTCAGGTGCAAGGCATGGTCACTGCATCGAACCTGAAAGCGTTTGAGGAAAGTGCCAGGGCGACTCTGGCCAACATCAATACCGATCTGCAAACCGATACCGATTTTGCCAATGCCGAAAAGGCAGTGAAGTTCTGCAAGGACGTTGAAAGCCGCCTTGATTCAGCAAAAGAGAACGTGCTGGGCCAGATGCAGACCGTTGATGAAGTGGTGCGCTCCATTGATTCGATCAAGGAAGAAACCCGCCAGATCCGGCTGAAGCTGGACAAGGCGGTGAAGGAGCAGAAGGAGTCTCGGAAGCTGGAAATCCTCCGGTCCGCAAAGCAGGATTACGACACCTTCCTGCGCAGTCTGGACGTTGGCCAATACATGCCGCTGGTAATGCCCGACTTTGCCGGAGCCATGAAAGGCAAGCGCACAATCAGCAGTCTGAAAGATGCCTGCGACGACCTGATGGCGAAATCCAAGATCGAGGCAAACGAGTTGGCCGGCGCGATTCGCAAGAATCTGACGCTACTGCAAGGCCATGAAGATTATCGGTTCCTGTTCAGCGACTTCACGCAGATTTGCCATAAGCCAGCCGAGGACTTCGCCGCCATTGTGAAATCCCGCATTGCCGACCACAAGGAATCTGAGCAGAAGCGCCTGGATGCTGAGCGGGAGAAGATCCGGCAGGAGGAAGAAGCGAAGGCGAACAAGGCGGCAGAGGAAAAGGCCAAGGCCGAGCGGATTGCTGATGAAAAGGCGCGGCGTGAAGAAGCTGTGACCGATGAAGCGGCCCAAGAGCGAAAGCAAACAAAAGCGGAATCCGCGCCAAAGACTGCGCCCCGCGACCCGTCCACAAGCGAAATTATTGCAGTCCTATGCCAGCACTACGGCGCCGATCGAGGCACGGTTATCGGCTGGTTGAATAACATTCACATTCAGGAGAAAGCAGCATGAGCAGAGGCGTCAACAAAGTTATTTTAATCGGCAACCTTGGGCAAGATCCAGACGTTCGCTATACGCCAAACGGTAATGCCGTGGTGAATCTTAGCTTGGCCACCGATGAAAGCTACAAAGACAAAAACACTCAGCAGCTTGTGCCGAAAACCGAATGGCACCGGATAGTCATGTTTGGAAAGTTGGCAGAGGTCGCTGGCCAGTATCTGCGCAAAGGCTCAAAACTCTATATCGAAGGTAAGCTGCAAACCCGCAAATGGCAGAACAAGGAAGGCCAGGACGTTTACACCACTGAGGTCGTGGTGGATATAAGCGGCCAGATGCAGATGCTGGACGGAAAGCCAGATGGTGGTGGCCAGGCTCCCAGTCAGCAGCCTGCACAGAATCAGCGGCCTGCACAGAGCAGCATGCCCGAACCGATTGATGATTTTGATGACTCGATCCCATTTTAGGAGCCGCCCATGACCATCGTAACGGATTTAACCGAAGAACAGGTGCAGCAGGTTTTCTTCTGCGCCGATCAGGGCTGCACAAAGGCGGACGCCGCAAAGGAAATGGGCATATGTCCCGCCTGGATGGTCCGATCTGCAAAGCGCCTGGGCATTTACCCGGCGCTCAATGCGGAGTTTGAGCGACACGCCGCCGTGCGCAAAAGGGGCTTTACTTTGGATGCCTCAATGGTTGCGGAGCTGAAGGAAATCGCCTCCACTGGCACGAAAAAGGTTCTGATTGCTGAGCATTTTGGCGTTTCAGAAGTGACGCTGGTGAAGGCTATCCGGGCAATTCCGGGTCTTGAGCTTGAGATTCGGAAGCTGCTGATGAAAGCCAGAAAGCATCGCAAGCCAACGGAGCCGGCACCGATAAAGAATCCCCGCGACACTTGCCCGGTTGTACGGGCGCTGACAATGCCATGGAGGAAATCCGCATGAGCAATGACCAGAAAAGCGCAATCACTCGGGCCGATACGCCAGAACAAATCCGCCAGGCGCTGGATTACGATGCCAGCCGGGAGTTTCTGCAAAGCGACAGCGGCAAGTGGTACACGATTGAAGATGGGGAATTGAAGGAGGTGGCGGCATGAGTGATGAACGACAAGCGTTTGAGCAACTGCATGCTATACCCAGCGGGGCCGAATGGTGCGAGAAGCGTCATATTTACATACACAAAAACTATTCTGGTCTGGTTCTGCACCCCATCAATGAATCATGGGAAGCGTTCTGCGAAGGGGCGCTTTGGCAAGCCAGCCGCCAGGCTGTGAGTGTGCCGGAGTGGATTAAGTGTAGTGATCGGTTGCCGGACGTTCTCGACGTGTGGATAAAAATGACAGACGGTTCTGTAGTCGCGTGCTGGTCGAAACTTGATGGAGACTTCTACTGGAACGGCGGCGGCTCCGAGTCATATATTTTGGAGAATACCGTTACCCACTGGAAGCCACGACAGCAGGAGTAAGACCATGAGTGACTACGAAAAAACAATAGAAACCATCCGACGGATGGCGCGTGACGCAGTAGGTGAAGACTCCATTTCGGCGGCGCGCGGGTCGGCGGCGCACAGGGCTCTTCTTGCGATTTACTACTATTGCTTAGAAAAACTCAATCACGGCGGGTCTACAAGTACCGGCCCCGAGGAAGACGGGGAAGGGGAGCGCAGACAAAGCGCGGACAGGCGTTGCCGTACCGCTGGAGAGTTTCTGACCGCCGCCACGAGCCTGATGGACGCCCGGGGGAAAGAGTACGACAGCCCCGAGGGTGAGCGCAGCATGGGAAAAGCGGTGACAGCTTTAAACGCCTTGACCGGCCGTGACCTGAGCGAAGCCGAAGGGTGGCTGCTGATGAGCCTGATAAAACGCGCCCGCCAGTACGCCACACCGAAATACCACGCGGACAGCGCAGAGGACGGCGTGGCCTACGCCTCGCTCGAAGCCGAAGCATTGGAGAAAGACCATGAGTGATGAACGACAAGCGTTTGAACAAATATATTCGATACCCACAGGGGCCGAATGGTGCGAGAAGCGTCATATTTACATACACAAAAACTATTCTGGTCTGGTTCTACACCCCATCAATGAATCATGGGAAGCGTTCTGCGAAGGGGCGCTTTGGCAAGCCAGCCGCCAGGTTGACGGTGAGTCTGTGGCTTATCAATACTGGTGGCCAGAAAGCCCGAGACAGGTGACGGTGTGTAAAGCAAAAGACTTGCCAAGTGGCGGGCCTGACTTGATAGTT